AAGACGATTATTTTGTCCTTGCTGGACAAATCTTCAATTAAGGAACAAAGGACATATAGTATATGGCAACATTTTCTAAACTAACCCTGCAACCAGCAGGTACCACGGGCACTGGCTTGGGTATCAAAGTTGGCGCAACCGCTACCCCTGGTACCGCAATCCATACCGCATCAACTGTTTCAACAACAATTGATGAAATTTACATATATGCTGTTAACACAAGTGCCACAACAGTAAAGTTAACAATTCAATGGGGTGAAACAACAGCACCTGACGGAAATGTTGAAGTTTCAGTTTTGCCAGAAACAGGTTTGGTTACAGTAATTCCTGGTTTCCCATTACAAGGTAACGCAACACCTAAAGTTGTTCGTGCTTTTGCTGGTACAGCAGATGTATTGGTTATTCACGGCTTTGTTAACAGAATTACAGCGTAGGTACAACAATGCCAAGACAATTGGGATATGTAAGTTCACTAATTAGTCAAGCAACTAATAACACGGAACAACTTAGTTCTGGTATCGCTACTGGAACACCAGCAGTTAGCGCAATATATCAAGATAATGGTTACAACTATCAAAGAATAGAATTCACCTCAACTAACACCCTCGTTGTTACAAAAGATGGGATTTTTGATGTGCTACTGCTGTCTGGCGGTGGCGGCGGCGGCGCTGGAACTGGTTACGGTGGCGAAGGCGGTGGCGGAGGTGGAGCAGGAATGCTTTACATCGGTTCAACAGTTTTAACAATCGGAACCTACACTGTTACAGTTGGCGCTGGTGGAAACACTGGAACACCTTCCACCCCTGGTGGATGGTCTGGTATTTCTGGAATTAAATTACAAAGTGCTGGTGGTGCAGGTGGCGGTCAATCTTGGGGCGGTGCTGTTGCTGGACCTAACGCTGGCGGTGCTAGTTATCGTGGTGGATACGGTGGTAACGCTGGATTTGCATCACAACAACTTTATGGTTTTTCATCTGGTGGTTCCACTGGTTCAGGAGACAACGGTGGTGGAGCAGGAATGGGCGGAGCAGGCGGAACACGCACCGCTGGTGCAGGTACAGCGTCATCATTTACTGGAACAAGCATCACTTTTGCCTCAGGAGGTTTAGGAGGCGGAACTAGTGGTGTAGGCGGTGGAAACGGTACAGCAAACCGAGGAATCGGTGGTGGTGGTGCCATTGGTGCAAACAGCGGTGGTAATGGCGGTTCTGGATTCGTATGCGTTAGGTGGAGAGTATAATTATGGCACATTTTGCACAAATTGAAGACGGTATTGTAAAAAATGTAATTGTTGTTTCAAACGATAATTGTGGTGGTGGTGACTTTCCAGATTCAGAAACAGTAGGTCAACAGTTTATCGCCTCAATTGGTTTGAATGGTGAATGGAAACAAACATCATATAACAGTAATTTCCGTGGAAATTATGCTGGTATTGGTGGCACATATGATTATGTGCTTGATGTTTTTGTTCCACCAGTAGATACATTGATTGAAGGATAAAAATGGAAAAGATTAAAGCGTTCGTTTATAACAACCCTGTCCGTGTGGCTGCGTTTGTTTCTGCTGCTGTAGCCTTGTTTGCCCCATTATTTTCAAGCACAATTCCAACAGAATCCGTTGTTGCATTTGTTTTGTCTGCTATTGGTTTGGGCGAATACGCCCAACGGGCAGAAAACCGCAAGACCGATGAAGCGTTGTTCAGCGAAATCCCTAGCGAGGACGACTTAGTTTGAAATATACTGGTGTATCCGACGGGATAGCCAAAGGTAAACGCAAAGGAACAGAAGCCTTTGTGAAACATGTCTCACTACTGTCTAAGGGAAATCTCTGGAATAATGGGACATGGGGCGTTCGTGCAATTAAAGGAAAGCCTGAATACCTTAGTGTTCACTCAACGGGTCGGGCTATGGACTTAAGTTGGCGTGGAAAATCCCGTGAAGAAGCCAACAAAGTTATTGAAATGATTGTTTCCAACGCTGATGCGTTGGGTGTAGAATTAGTGTTGGATTATTTTCCTAAACCACATGGGCGTGGTTATAAGTGCACCCGTAAAGGTTGGAATAAATATACTAAGGCAACCCTGACGGGTGCGCCGAATGGTGACTGGTACCACCTAGAATTGTCGCCAGAGTTTGCAGATGACCCGAAGAAGGTCCACGAGGCGTTTAAGGCTTTGTTTAAGTAATATCCCCGATGGATGACTATGGTCATCTAGGATGGTAGTATGAAGAAAATAATTTTAATGGCTATTGCCATATATTTTTTGGCTTCACCAGTCGTTGTCCACGCTAAACATTACCCAACCCTGAAGTGTTGGAACCATTACGGTATTATAGAGATGGTTTCAGATAACAGGGACATGATGTACGAGGTGGATTATATTATGTGGCGGGAATCACGATGCAACGCATCTGTGATTAACCGTGATGACCCCATGGGTGGGTCTATTGGGCTGTTTCAAATTAATAAGTTTTGGTGTAAACCAAATAAGTACACTAAGCAGGGTTTTCTTCAGGATGCTGGTGTCTTAACAAAATGTAAAGAATTGTATAATCCTGTTGTTAGCGGTAAGGCTATGATGGCTATTTACGATTATGCTGATAACCGTTATGGTGACGGTTGGGGACCTTGGGGCGGAAAACCAGATGGAATTAACTGAACTATTAAACGAGGCTGAGTGGCGTAAATGCCGTGGACCAGAAAACGCTACGGTTGATGAACAGTTAGAAGCGTTTGCATACTTCTGTTCCAAGTATTGGTATATCAAACATCCCAGCCATGGTCGTATTAATTTAGAATTACGACCTGCTCAGCGAGAAACTATTCGTGTTTGGATGTCTGAACGCTACAGTATTGTTTTGAAAGCCCGTCAGATTGGGTTTTCTACTTTGGCAGCAGCCTATAGTTTTTGGTTAGCATATTTTGCTAGTGACCGTTTTATTGTTATGTTATCACGCACAGAGCGTGAATCAGTTAAGTTGTTGGCTAAGGCTAAGTATGGTTTTAGATTTTTGCCGTTATGGATGCGTGAACGGGGACCAAAGCAAGTAACAGAACATCAGTTAAAAATGGTGTTTGATAATGAGTCTGCTATTGAGTCTTTGCCATCTAGTAATGACCCTGCTCGTGGTGAATCGGTGTATTTGGTTATTGTGGACGAATGGGCGTTTTTGCCTAACGCTGAGGAAGCGTGGGCTTCTATTGAGCCTGTAGCGGATGTCGGCGGACGAGTTATTGGTTTGTCCACTGCTAACGGTTCTGGTAACTTTTATCATCAGTTATGGGTCGGCTCCCAAACTGGAGCCAACAAGTTTAAGGGTATCTTTTTCCCTTGGTCGGCTGATGGTGAGCGTGGACAAGATTGGTATGATGCTAAAGCCGCAAACATGAGTCCGTGGCAGTTGCATCAAGAGTATCCAACATTTCCTGAGGAAGCGTTTATTAAATCTGGTAACCCTGTGTTTGATACACAGATGCTGGATGATATGACTATTGTTGAGCCAGCACGAGGATACTACCATTTGTACTCTGATGGGGCTGGTGAATTCCGTCACAGCGACAATGGTGAGATGATGGTGTGGGATTTCCCTAGACATGAGTCTGTTTATGTGATTGGGGCGGATGTCGCTGAAGGTTTAAGTTATGGTGACTATAGTTCTGCACATATTATTCAGGCTGATACTGGCATTGTTGTTGCTACTTGGCATGGTCGCATTGAGCCAGACCTGTTTGGTGAACTATTGTCCGAGTTGGGCTGGTGGTATAATAATGCTTTGTTGGGTGTTGAAAATAACAACCACGGTTTAACCACTCTTAAGGCTATCCAAAAGTATGGTTATAAGAACATTTATAAACAGCGCCGTTTAGCGCATGTTCGTCCTGAGGCTACAGATATTTTGGGTTGGCGCACTAGCGCAACCACTAAACCGTTGATGATTGATGAGTTATCTGCTGCTTTGCGTGATAATGCTATTGAGGTTTATGACCGTTTAACAATTGCCGAGTTGCGGACCTTCGTCCGCAAGGAGAATGGCAAGACTGCTGGTAGCCCTCATGACGACAGGGTTATTTCGTTGGCTATTTGCAACCAAATGTTGAAATATGTGTGGCTTCCAGAGTACCGTCAGGATACTGCCCCACCAGCAAATAGCCTTTTGTGGTGGGAAAACCATATTATGGATAACAGACCTGCACAAAAAACCTTTATTGGCGCACATAATGTGCGCAATCGCACTCCTTTCTAACTTTTAGGGAACAGATATATCTATTATGATGGAATTTATATGCGAAACTTGTGGAACACAGTTCTATTCTGAGCAGAAACCTCACCGTGGTGAGATTTGCTTCAAGTGCCATATCAAGGGGATTCATATCGGATTTAGGTATGGCAAGGACAACTTTCACGGTGACACTATTGCCGAGAAACAGCGTCAAATCGTTGCTGATGCCGCTATTAATGGAGTGCAGGCTGAGCCTGTAACTAACTGGATGTAATATGTCGCAAGTTTGGGTTCCTATAGTCGTTGCTGTAATCACAGGTCCATTAGTGGTGATATTACAGAAGTTGCGTAAAGAGAATACCGAACAACATGCGGAGGGCAGAATTTTATTGCGCACAATAGGCAATAAGGTGGACAGAATAGGTAGCAAATTGGACAACCATATTGGTTGGCATGAGGGACAAAAGGACGCAGAATAGTGGCACGCAGAAATTTGGGAGATTATCTCAAGAAACAAAAGATGGCGATTGAGTCAAGTCGCAAATGGCGTAAAGATGATGGTTATGACGCTACATGGCAACGACTAAAAGACATGTATCGTGGTCGTCATTTTGACGACTACAAGAATGAAGACCAGATGTTGGTTAACATTGCTTTCTCAACTGTGAATGTTATTTCACCTAGCATTTCGGTTAACTACCCTAAGATTACAGTTAATGCAGTTAGTCCAGATAATGCTGCTAATGCTGTCATTGCTGAAGCGGTTGTAAACTATTGGTGGAAGAAGCGTGACATTCGCACACAGTTCCGCCGTGCAGTAAAAGATATGCTAACATTCGGTCACGGATGGGTTAAAGTTGGTTATCGTTTCGTGGAAGAAGAAGCGATGTCAATGGAGGACGAAGAGTTTTCAGATGCCGCAATTGAAGGTGGCAAAGAAACAAGCAATCTGGTTATTCGTGAGGATGCCCCGTTCGCAGAACGGGTATCCCCACATGATGTGTTTGTTGACCCAGATGCAACAAGTATGAGTGACATCAAGTGGATTGCACAACGAATTCGTCGCCCTATTGGTGAAATTAAAAACGATAAGCGTTATATTAAGGCAGCCCGTGAAAAAGTTCAGGTTATGGCTGTAAGTAAATACTCTGATGACCCAAGCCGCAAAAAGGTGCATGACAAAAATGTGGGTTATGCAGAGATTTGGGAATTCTATGACATTGCCAGTGGAACAATGTCAATCTTCTGTGAAACAGCAGACCATTTCTTAGTTAAGCCAATGAAGATGCCATACTCGTTTGGGCAACCTTTTGTTATGATTAGGAACTATGATGTTCCAGACATGTTTTATCCTATTGGTGATTTGGAATCAATTGAACCGTTGCAACGAGAATTGAATGAGACTCGTTCGCAGATGATGAATCATCGCAAAAAGTTTAGCCGCAAATATCTATATAAGGAATCAGCGTTTGACCAGTTGGGTCGTTCGGCATTGGAATCAGACGAGGACAATGTTATGGTTCCAGTTGTTTCCGATGAAGCATTGGGTGGTGTGGTTACCGCTTTCCCTGCCGTAATTAACCCACCAGAATTCTATAACCAATCTAATATGATTATTGGTGACATTGACCGTATTTCTGGTGTGTCAGAATTCCAGCGTGGTGCGGTATCTGAAATTCGCCGTACGGCTACAGAGTCGTCATTGTTGCAGGATGCCGCTAATGCACGAACCTCGGACAAGTTGGCTGTTGTTGAACAAGCCATTGCTGAAGTTGGTCGCCGTATGATGCAACTCGCTCAACAGTTTATGACTGGTGAACAGGTTGCCCGTGTAACTGGTAAAGACGGTGAACCTATGTGGGTTACATTTGACCGTGACTATTTGGCTGGTGACTTTGACTTTGAAGTAGCGGCGGGTTCCACCCAGCCGCATAACGAATCGTTTAAGCGCCAAATGGCATTACAAATGGTTGACGCTATGGCACCGTTCGCTGGTGCTGGTATTGTTAACATGCAAAAACTTGCTGCCTATGTATTGCAGTTTGGTTTCGGTGTTAAAAACCCTGATGAGTTTATTCAACAAGCACCCCCTCCTGTCCCTGCTGGACCCGAAGGTGCAATGCCAGCGGGTATGCCGCCAGAAGGCGCTCCAGCGCCGTCTGGAAGCCCTACAAGCGGTCTGCCACCAGAAATCCAAGCAATGCTACAGCAAGGACAAGCAGCGCCTCCTATGGCGTAGGGAACGCCCATATTATATATAGAGCAACCATTATAGGACTCTAGGAGAAAAAATACATAATGAGTGACGAACTCACATCGTTTGATGGAATGGAACCCGTAGAAGTTGGGTCAACCGAGTACGATAACGGTCATACAGAAGCACCCGATACACCCGTCTTGTCAATTGACGAGTACTCTAGTTATAGAGTGCCAGTTAAACTAGATGGTGAGGAATTGCAAGTTCCTTTATCTGAGGCTATCGCTGGTTACCAGCGTCAAGCAGACTATACCCGTAAGACGCAAGAACTCAGTCAGCAGAGAGAACAATTTCAATTTGCTACTGCGCTTCAAGCGGCTTTGGATTCTGACCCTGCATCAACGCTGGAACTTTTAAGTCAACATTATGGCATCAGCCAAAAGGCTGCTGCCGAAATGATGGCTGAAGAGGAAGAATATCTTGACCCTGTGGAAAAGAAGTACAGGGAACTGGATAGGCGTATAGCACAGTTTGAGGAAGAAAAAAGTCAGCAACAGATTGAAAGAGAAATTGCTGGTTTGCAAGACATGTATCCTGACTTTGATGTTAAGGAAGTTGTACAAGTCGCATTACAGCGAAATACAACAGATTTAGAAGGCATCTATAAGCAGTTGGCATTTGATAAAATGGTGAACGAAGCAAGAATGGCTAAACTCGGACGAGAACGCCAACAACAGATTGAAGAATCTGTGTTGGAATCAAAGCGTCTAGCCAGTATTATCAATGGTGGCAGTTCTGCTACCGCTAGTACGACAAGTGATTCGTTTGAACCAATTACTTCAATTGCTGAGGCTTGGGCTGCCGCTAAGCGTCAAATGGGTGCAAACTAATTTAACCCCCCTAGTTTTCTAAAAGGAAAATAATGTCAAACCCAAACTTTGATGCGTTGCTTAGTACAACGCTCGCAAACTATCGTGACCAACTCACGGACAATGTGTTCACCGACCGTGTACTTACGAACCACCTCATGCAAAAGGGTCGTATTCGTATGCTTAACGGCGGTACCAAAATTGTTGAACCACTCATCTACGGTCAGAACTCAACCGTTGCATCGTACTCAGGCTACGACACCATTGCGCTAACAGCACAAACTGGTATCACGGCTGCTGAATACGAATGGAAGCAGTACGCTGCATCTATCGCAATCAGCGGTATTGAAGAAGCCAAGAACAACGGTGAACAAGAAATCATCAACTTGTTGGAAGCAAAAATCATGCAGGCTGAAGAGTCAATGCGTGAAGGTTTCAACACGATGTTCTTCGCAGACGGAACTGGCAACAGCGGAAAAGACTGGAACGGTCTTGGAAACATCGTTGAATCAGGTAACTCTGTTGGTGGAATTAACTCCGCAACCGCAGGTAACGAGTACTGGCGTTCGTACGAGGAAAACACCGCAGGTGCTTTGACCCTCGCACAAATGGCAACGGCTTACAACACCGTGTCGGTTGGTAATGACCACCCAGACATGGTTTTGACCACCCGTGCATTGTTTGAAAAGTATGAAGCATTGCTGCAACCACAGTTGCGTTACACCGACAGCAAGACCGCAGACGCTGGATTCCAGAACCTGTTGTTCAAGGCTGCTCCAGTTGTGTACGACACTGCTGCTCCTGCTGGCACGATGTTCTTCATCAACAGCAAGTACCTCAGCCTCGTAGGTCACTCAGGCAAGTGGTTCCAGCAGACTGAGTTCGTTCGTCCAGAAAACTTGGACGCTCGTTACGCACTCATCATGTGCTACGGTAACCTTACCTGCCGCAACCGTAAGAAGCAAGGCAAGTTGACCGCTAAGACTGCTTAATTGTAGTCAGGTCAGTAAATCAATATGGCGGGGGGAACAGAAATTCCCTCCGCCATATTTCTATGTTAAATAAGATGGAGTTACGGTGAAGTTACCTTTTGATGATATTATTAAAGCAATGGTTGAGGCAGGTACATCTGTTGACGACATCGCAAAAACACTTGCACGATTGACCAGCGAAAGCACGGACGAAGCCGCCAAAGTCGTAGATGAAGTTGTACCACCTAAAAGCCTTAGTGTTGTACCAAAGTTAGTTGAAGAGGGAAAACCTTTGCCAGCGGCTGAAAAGATTACTGCCGCAATGAAAAAAACAAAACCGCCTCGCATCGGATTTGATGAACAAATCCATGCTGGAGAGCCAACAAAGTTTTCTGATATTCTTAGCAAAGAAGAATATGATGCTTTGAAAGACAAAGAACTTACTAGTATCCGCAACAAGACTGTCCATGCTTATAACACATCACAGTTGCCAAGACCACGGACAGAAAAGAAAGCGCTTAATAAGTTAGCACATGCGGAAACCCGTACTCCTGAAGCACGCCGTGCAGCGGCTGCTAAGCGTAAAGAATATTTTGATAACCTTAAGAAAGGCGATAAGTAATGGCAGCGTGGGACGATATTCTTAGGGCAAGCCTTAAGGCTGCTGGTAAGGCTGCTGATGAAATTGAGGAAGTTATTGCCAAGGTCGCTAAGGCTGTTGATGGTGGTGCTTCCAAGGCTGACGATGCTGCAAAAACTGCGGCAAAGAAAGAGCCATCGGCTTTTGAATTAGCCAAAATGTCCAGCAAAGAAAGGTCTGCTTATAATGCCTCTAAAAATGCTGAAAATAAGATTGCTTCTGCGGATGCTGCCGCAAGGAAAAAAGCAGAGACAAAACTAGCGAATGTAACAGAAACCGAAGACATCATCAATAAGACGATGAACGAAACCATGAAGACCAAGTTTGGTCAGGTTGGTCTTGCATCGCAGATTAACAAGATGTATGGTTCTGGTTTTGATGTTAGCGAAAACGCTATTATTAAGCGTGTTGAGGATGCTGTTCTTAAAGCGGTTAAAGAGGCTAAGGATGCTGGTAGTCCTTTGAGTCGTGAACAAGTTAAGTCTTTGATTTCTAGCAAGACTACTGAAATTACTGAGCAAATGACTAAGGCTGCTGAAACAGCACAGAAGTCAACTAAGACTCGTGTTGAAAACATTAGTAAGTTAACTCCTGATGAAGCCCGTATGTCTGGCATCAAGACTGCTTTGGTTACCCAAAAGGGCAAGGCTGAACGCCTTGGCGAATCCGAGTCGTTCTTGGAGAAGTTGACTCGTATGGCGAAGGACGAGAATTTGTTGCCTATTCTGGATGATGAAGGTAAGCAGATTACTGAGGAAATTATTGTTGATGGAAAGAAAATGAATGTTCCTAAGTATGAAACTCGTGCGGAACGCAACCTCCGTATTACTCAGGAAAAGAAGTTCCAAGCAAAAGATGTTGCTGAGGCTGGTAACGGCACAACTAAACCTGCTAAGACTGCTGATGAAAAACTTAATGAGGCTGTTACAAAACAATATGAGTTAACAGGTAGTTCTGCTAAGTTGCGTGCGCAACAAGAAGAAGGTGTTATTCGTGGTGCTTTGGAGGCTGCTAACAAAAACGCTAGTCCAGCCGCTAAGGATGCGTTAAAGCAAATTACCAAAGATTATCAGCGTGGAGTTATCACCAAGGACCGCTATTTGGAACTCCTTAAGGATGTTCCGAAGATTTCTGGTGAGGCTGTAACTAAGGCTCAGATGGAAGCAGCGGAGTATAATTCTAAGGCTGGTCGGATTAGCAAGCAACAACTTGAAGGTCAACAGCAAGCAGCGTTGGAAAAGAAGTATGGTAAAGGTTTCACCACAAAGGCTGGTGAAGGTGGTTCTACCGAGTATGTTCCTGCTAATGTTCCTAAGTCCGAACTCAAGGGTCGTAAGTGGACTCGTGATGCTAGCGGCAAACTTGTCCTTGTTAAGAAGTAATGCCTAGATTCAAGAAGCCTGAAACATCTAAGAAAACCGTTCCGTTCCAGCGGGAGGTCCCGCCTCCCTCACCTCCTGCTGGAACACCTAAAGGTGTTAACCCTTGGAGTGTTCGTCAAGTATTAGGTCCAGAAGTTTTGGGTAATGTTGAGGGCGGTTTTGGAACTATCGTTGATTACGCTAAGGGGCTGGATAATGTCAAATCTAAAGGTGTGGATAGGCGTGCTATTTTAGAGAAGATTCTTGTTGGTTCGCCAGAACAAAGTGTAGCACTTGGTGCTACACCTAAGCCTAGTTATGGTGGTTCTGACCCGTTATCTAGGTCTTTGGCTCCTGTTATGAATACTATTTCTGGAGCAGGCAAGAAAGCATCTCAAATAGCGGGGACAAATGTCGGAGAACTTCTGGCTGCTGGTGGTATTGATAGGCTTTTGCGTGGTAGGGGTTCTGCTATGGATATTATCAATGTGCCTTTAACTTATACTGGTACTGCCAAGGCTTTGGGGTTAATGGGTAGTTTGCCTAAGGGTACTATTCCTAAGGTTTTGCAGGGTGCTGGTCTTTATGGGGCTGGGTCTATTGACCCAAAGACCCGTAAGGTTTTGCAGAAGTATGTTGGTACTCCTGCTTCTGCTGTTTGGGATGTTATTAACACCCCTATGGCTGATTTACTCCCGTAAGGGAACAAATAGCCTATTATGATGGCAAATAACTCTGTTCCCGCTTACTCCTTGTATGGTCGTCCTGCTTATGACCAAAGATTGGCTCCTACGGCTGATGCCCGTATAGCGACTGCCAGCGCCCCTTATGTGGGGCGTGGCGACAAGTGTAGTGGCAATGATGATACCTGTGGCGCTAATAAGGTGCGTGGACAGGAATTGTGTGCAGGTCATTTGAAGCAGGCAAAAAGTTTGGAGCAGGTCGCTGAAGTTATAGAGTCTCAGGAGTAGTTATGGCATATCAAACTATGACAGCATCGGATTTGCGTGCTACGGTTCGTGACATAACAGATTTGGATGCCGAAGACCTACCAGATTCGTTGTTAAACCTGTATCTGCGTGACGGATACTATCGTATTCTTGATTTGGAAAAGCGTTGGTCTTGGCTAGAAAAGTCTTTCACTTTTAATACTGTTTCCGAACAGCGTGCTTACCCTATCGCAAACTTTACCGCTGACCCTATTAGCCAAATTGTTTCTATTGTTGACGAAACTGGTATTGGTTTAAGTTTGGATATGGTTCCTTACGATATGGCTGAAACAACTTATGTTGGTTCATATGACACCAGTGGCGACCCATTGTTTTATGCTATCTGGGAAGGTAAGATTCATTTGTTTCCAAAGCCGAACAATGTTCGGTCTTTGAAAGTTCGTGGTTATCGTGAACCTACTGACTGGGTTGGCGAAGACGATGTTGTTGACGCTGCTGCTAACTTGCATTTTGCTTTAGTGTATTATGCTTGCAGTCGTATTTACCAGCGTCTTGAAGATACTGTTATGGCGGCTGAATATAAGAAGTCGTTTGATGAGGCTGTTGTCCTTGCTGCTAAGAATATTCAGAAGCCATCTAGTCATGCGCATATGCGTTTGTCCGCTGGACAAACCAAGGGTCGTCCAACCTTTAGTGGTTGGATGCAATCAATGGGAAAGAATTTAGCAAACAATGGCTAAGATTTCTGTTAAGCAGGTTAAGGATTTTACTGGTGGTTTGAACTTTCGTGCAGACCAGTTCCAGTTGAAAGACAACGAATCCCCTAAGATGCTTAATGTTGAAATTGACCCACGAGGCGGTGTGTTTAGCCGTGGCGCATTTAGGTCGTTGAACAGTACCGCTGTTGCTGGTACTTGGGCACCACAAAAACTATATCCGTTTAGTGGTGCTACGCCAACTGTTATGTTGACGAACGCAACAAAAGTGTTCCGTTCTACTGGTGGAAACTTTACCACCTTGCAGGCTAGTGCTGGCGTGGACATCACATCGCCTAGCCCTCATGGTGCCTGTATGGCTCAGTGGGCTGACACGATGTATATTGCTTGTGGTTCTGCTGGCAGTGGTGGTTATGCGTGGAAAACAACAGATACTTATGCGTTTGCTTTAACACCGTCTGGTTCTGCTCCTCATGCTTGGCAAACTAGTCCCAATGCCGCTTATCGCAAAATGCCTACTGCTGAACATCTAATTGTTCATGCTAACAAGATGTGGGCTGCTAATACAACTGAGGCTGGGACATATTACCCGAATCGTTTGCGTTGGTCTTTGGAAAACGCTCCAGAGAACTGGGATGAAGATAACTATTTTGATATCGTTGGTGGAGGCAACGGTATTACAGGTATGGCTATTGTTTCTGGTCAGTTGGTTGTTTTCAAACCAAATGCTGTTTATGCTATATTTGGTTATGACTCAGATAACTTTCAAGTTGTTGAATTAACAAACCGTATTGGTTGTCTTGACCATCATGCTTTGACTCAAGCGGAAGATGGGGTTTATTGGTATAGCCACAATCAAGGGCTATATTACTATAACGGTTCTAGTATTGAAGATAAGTTTGTTAACCTCCGTAGCGCCATTGATGTTAATCATATTAACCCTGCGTCACATGAATCTATCAGTGTGTCTTGGGTTGGTCGTAGAGTTTGGATTTCTGCAGCATATTCAACTGATGATTTGGCTGTTGTGCCAACAGTAAACTTTGTTTTTGACCCGTCCATTGGTTCTGGTGTTTACACCATGTTTTCCACATATGATAACTATGGGCTTGTTTCTGGTTGTGATTGGACTGATGCAAGCAATATTGATTACCGTTTGATGTGTCATCCCGCACAACCTTATGTTGTGCGTGTTGACCTATATGATGAAGTTCAAGACAATATTAATGGTACCGCACAAAGTTTCCTTAGTTACTACAGAACGAAATGGCAAGATGGTGGGAACTATGTTGCGAAGAAAATGTGGCGCAGACCAGATTTCATTGTTAAAGAAACATCGTCAGCATCAACTATAAGCGTTGATGTTTATCATGATTTTGCTGAAGGCGCTAACCAAGAACGCCGCACATTTAACTTGACTCAAACCCCTGATGCTGGTGCATTAATTTGGGGTTCTGGTACATGGGGTCAAAACTGGTCACAGGGTGCTATTAGTTCCATTGTGTTAACTGGCAATAACCTTGGTTTGGCTAGAACGGTTCAAATGGAGTTCACTGGTCCCCCTGCTGAAAAGTGGGGAATTAATAGTATCGGATACAAGTTTCAATCTCGTAGAGTTAAAGGTTAAATATGGCTGCTATAGTTATTCCAAATACATTCGTAAACTCAACTCCTGCTGTTGCGTCTGAAGTTAATGCTAACTTCGCCGTAATCAAAGCATATGTTGAAGCACTTGCGGCAGGGACAGGACTGGACAATGGTTCGGTTACTTTTGCCAAATTGGCTGCTGATGTGGCAACCAACCTTGTTACTAGTGGAGATGGCGACCAAGTAGTTTTGGGCGCACAGGTGTTCTTGAGATAATGGCATATAAGATACCTCAATTGTCCGTGCTGAAGAGTACCGATAAGGATACTTTGCAAAGCATTTTTGTTTCGTTACAGGCTGAGATTGAAAGAATTACAAAAAGGTTAGAAGAACTAGAAAAGAAGACAGTTAATGAGTGACTTGGCTAGCACATTTTATGGGGATTATGGTTTGGCGGAGGCTACTGCACGCCGTCGCAGACTTCAAGAGTCCGTTGCTAATCAGCAGGCTGCCCGTTTGGGGCAGATGCGTGGAGAGCGAGGCATTTCAAAGTTAACTAAACAATACATGGAGGGTTTTCAGCCACAGATGGCTGCTTATGGTAAGCGTGGTTTGGCTGGTCCTAATGTTGCTTCTGGTATTCAGCGTAAGGGTTTAGAGCAGTATGCGGCTAAAATGCAGGAAGATATTGGAACTGCGACACAATCATTGCAGGATGAACTTAATCGTTTGAGTCAACTTGAGGCTGACCAGACAGCAAACTTGGATGCCTATTTGGAACAGTTGCGTTTGGCTAAACAACAAAACATTTTTAATGCGGCTGTAGCGTTGAAAGAATATGGTGCGTAAGGAGCAATTATGGGCTGGACATTAATTAACGGTAAGTTTCAATGGCAACAACCTAAAGAGGCTGGTGACTACACTAAGGACCCTGCATATATTGATATTGCTGGTATTCTCAAGACTGGTAATCAGGCTTTTGTTGACCATCAGAAAGCGGTTGCTGAAGGCAAAGCGGATTATAACCCTAACTTTATGGAACCTTATCTTAATCAGGTTGAGGTTGCTAAGGACATTAACTCAGAGATTAAGGCTAAGTATGATGGTCAGCAGGCTAAGATAGATGCTGCTAATGCTAAGGCTGCGGCAGACGCTAAGACGGCTGCTGATAAGCGTGCTAAAGATTTGGAAACGGCTCGTGCACGGGCTGCTGGTGAAGCCAGCGCAGCATTCCTAGAGTCTAGTGCTAAAACGCAGAAGGAAGCCGCTGATAAACGCATTAGTGGTTTGTATGGTGGCTTGCAAACAACTGCTAAAGAGCGTTTGGATTTGATGTTGCAACAGGTTGTTGATGATACTGCTTTGGCTGAGAAGGCTGTACAGGACGCTAATGAACAGTATTTGATGTCAGTGCGACCAAGCACTGCTTATACCGCACCTGTTACACAATTGAATGTTTCTGAAAGCCCGTTGTTGGCGGCGCTTAGACAGCAGGGCGCTGGTGAGGATGAAGTTGCGGCTGCTACTAACTTGGCACAGCAAACCGCTGGTGCTACCAGCGATTTGCAAAAGTGGGCTATGGGTCAGTTGAATATTGGTCAACAGAACTTTGAGGGTGCCACACAGAATATTAATGCGCAAGCCTTGCAGGCTGCTTTGCAGAACTTGGCTACTAAGAAAGCACAGATTAGTACTGGTTTGCAGTCGGATTATCAGTCACAGTTGGATAAAATTGCTACTGACGAAGCGGCTGCTCAGGGCGCTAGTGATGCTGAAATTCAGAAACTTATTAATGAGGCTGCTAAGATTCGTGCTACGACTATTACTGAAACTGGTCCTACACCTGAGGCTGGTTCTAAGGAAGCACGAACTCAGGCTGTTGCTATGGCACCTTCACAGTATGCTAACTTCCAGCAGGCTGTTAAGGCTATGAATCCTAATTTTGATGCTAAGAAGGCTGGTAAAAAGGCTGAGCAGGCTTTCCCTGCTTTGGCTGCTGCATTTGGTAAGAAAACAACTAAGTAATAAGTAGGGACATATGATTCGTAAATCACCATTTAGCAAGATTACTGGCTCAGACTCGCAAGAGTTTGGTGCTGGCGTGGACAAGGACGGAAATAAGACTTGGACTGACTCTTTTGGTGTTACGGTTATAACGGAGTACGCTGATAAAACCAAACAGGTTGGGGTTGCTTCTGGTATTAGTGATGAGGATATAGCCGTTAATAAGGCTATGCGTCAGTTGCGTACCAGTGGTGATAAGTTAACCAAACAAATTCTTAACAACCCTAATTTGTCGGAGTCTGAGAAGCGTGAGTGGACTGCTAATGTTCTTAAAACTCAGAAGGGTGAGAACATTACTGGGTTTATTCAGAATTCTTTGCAGTCAACTGTTGTTAATCCGTTTAAGAAATATATTGGTAAGCCTGCGCTTCAACTTAGTGAGGATTTGATTCGTGGTGTTCAGGCTGGTGCCGTTGAGGCAACTGAAGGCATTGGTCAGTTCTTTATGCCACAAAAGGGTGATGGGCAAAAGATTGTATTAAAGAGCCGTGATAAAAATGGTGAATGGGTTCCTGTTAAGGCTAGCGTTGAAGAGTTTGCCGATAAGGTTACTGACAGGTCCTGGGCTATTGGTCGTGATAACTGGTATAATGGTGGTAAGGCTGACGAAAACCTTGTTGTTGAACTTGCTTCTGGTGTTGTTTTTGACCCATTAACTTACATGACTATGGGTGCTAGCGTGTCGTCCAAGGCTGGACGATTGGCTTTGTCCAATCGCATGATTCCGTTGATTACTAAGTATCCTGAACTTAAACCATTGTTGGGTAATATTGCTCGTTACGGTCCAGTTGAAATTCCTAAACATATTCGTGAGGCTGAAAACATTTTCCTTGGTGTTAAGTGGGCTGGCAAGGAACTTCCCTACACGGATGGTTTGGCTAAGGCATGGCGTTATACTGGTGGTGCTGCTCGTGCTAACATTGGTGATGTTGTATTTAACTCTAAAACTGGTTCTACTTTAGAAAGAATTTTTACTAGCAAATCAATGAAACCTGCTGTTGAAGCAGGTTTGTTCCGTGCGGGTGCAATGAATAGGTTTGATAGCAAATGGCTTGTGCCATTAGCAGAAAAATCTAGTGGTACTGTTGCTCGTGGACATTTGGAATGGATGCGACGAGTTATTGATTCCGAGTCCGAAGAACATTTGAACTTGTTGGATTTGGCTGAAAAGGCTGGCGACCCATCAATTCCAAGTATTGTTCACGCTGTTGAATCACCAACTATTCGTGCATCATTAAGCGGTACTGCTTCTGAAGTTGCAGAAAAATTTATTACATGGCAGAACATGATTTACTCACGGTATGGTGATGCTGTACAAAAACTTGCCAAAACCCGTGACATTAACATTAACGATTTGTCCATGCTGAATGATTACATTTATCACCAGTTAACCCCTGCTGCTCGTGAAGACATTTTTGGTTCTGGCGGTAAACTAAGGAAGTTCTTTGACTTGACAAAGAACGATGTCGTTGAGGGTTCTGGTCCGATGCAGTTCCGTAAATATACGGCTGGTGAAGATTTCTTGGGCACAATTTTGCAACATGGTACCATATCGGAAATTAACAAGATTTATGGTGATTTCCTTGAGGCAAAAGGTTTGCCACGAGCAAACTTCTTTGAAGAAGATTTGCGCATCATTACAGAAGGTTACGCCAATAGTGTGGCTCGTGCGCATTCTCGTTTGCGTTTTGTTGACAACATGTTTAATTACGGTCCAGATGTTATTAAGCCATTGCTTATTAAGGATGTTATCCCAGACGCAACCTTGCTTGCAAGTTTGCGTGACGACATAACCAAACTTGGTCGTGTTCGTGATATTATCGCTATGCGTGTTCGTGTTGGTATCGGCACAACAAAAATCAAGGGTGAT